AGTTTGCTTTTCCGATGTCACTACCTCGGGGGGGGGGTATCGGGGCGCAGGGGGCCGAAATGGGCGCCTGGGATGTCTAATCCAAGGGGCGGGATGCCCCGAAAGCCCGACGCGCTCAAGAAGCTCCACGGAACGGCGCGAAAAGACCGCTCTGTGGGGTCTACTGCGACCGCGACCGGGATGCCGACGCGCCCGATAGGGCTGAGTCCCCAGGCAACGAGGGTCTGGAAGTCGCTTGCGCCGAAGCTCCACGGCCTCGGATTGCTCTCTGATATCGACCAAAGCACCTTCGCAGTCTACTGCCAAGCCTACGGTGACTGGCTGGAATTGACCCGACTCCTCAATAAGTTGGGTGTCGCCAACTGGTACAGCGAAACGGAGTCCGGTTATAGGCAAGTGATCCCAGAGGTCGCGGTGCGTGACAAGGTGTATCAGGTGATGCAGCGTCTAGAGACGCGCTTCGGGCTGGACCCGTCGAGCCGTAGCGGCATCGCCATAGAGGGCCAGCAGAAGATCGCCAACGCGACCGAGGAGTTCCTCTTCGCGCCGAGAGTGATCGCGTGACCCCTGCCGTTGCCGCGCTAGACGCCGGGACCGAGTTGATCGTCGATCTACTGGAGACGGATCGCGCCATCGGAGAGCTTGAGACGCTGGCACGGGAGCGTATCCTGCGGGCTCACGAGGAGTGGCCCGAGAAGGGCTACACATTCGACCTCGCGGCTGGCCTGCGCGTCATCGAATTTGTCGAGGGTTACTGCCGACACTACAAGGGCGAATGGGCGGGCAAGCCGATGCTCATGGAGCCTTGGCAGAAAGTCATCCTACTGGAGGCGTTCGGCTGGATGCGCGAGGACGGTCTGCGCGTCCATCGCACGATATGGCTCGAGCTAGGTCGCAAGAACGGCAAGTCTGCACTCGCCGCCGCGCTTGGGGTGTACCTCCTCATCGCTGACGGTGAGCAGGGCGCGGAGGTCTACTCCTCTGCGACGAAGCGCGATCAGGCCCGCATCGTGTTCCAGTTCGCCAAGGAGATCGTGGCCCAGAGCCCACGGCTCTCGGAATACATTAAGGTCCAGCGGACCAACATGAGCGTCATGCGTACCCGCTCAAAGTTCGAGCCCCTGAGTGCGGAGGGCGACACGCTGGACGGGCTCTCACCCCACGGCAACATCATCGACGAGCTTCACTCCCACCGTGACCGCAGTGTCTACGACAAGCTGATCACGGCGCAGGCGGCACGTCGCCAGCCGATGAGCGTGTGCATCACCACGGCTGGAATCTACGATCCAGAGCAGATAGGTTGGCAACTCCACGACCATGCGACCGCTATCCTCAACAATACAGTCGAGGACGACTCGTGGTTCGTATGGATCAGTGCGGCAGACAAAGACGATGATCCCTATGCTCTGGAGACGTGGCAGAAGGCGAATCCGAATCTGGGCGTGTCGATCTACCCCAGCTTCATTGAACAACGAGCGAGCGAGGCTCTATCCCAGCCCAGCAGTCTGAACGCCTTTACTCGCCTTCACCTAAATTTGTGGACCCAGGTGACCGAGCGATGGCTGGATATGACGCACTGGGATGCCTGCAATCATGAGGTCGACTTGGATGCGCTCGAGGGGCGCGAGTGCTATCTGGGCCTCGACCTCAGTAGCAAACTCGACCTCACTGCGCTGGCTCTCATCTTCCCGCCAACCGACGACGACTTGTGGCGGCTGTCGGTGAACTGCTACATACCACGCGAGTCGATGGCGGAACGCGAGCGCGTTGACCGCATCCCATACTCGACCTGGGAACGCGACGGCTGGATCACGCCCACGGAGGGCGACGTGATCGACTATACTTGGATCGAGAAGGACATTCTGGAACTCAGCGAACGCTTCAACGTGCAAGAGGTCGCGTATGATCCGTGGAGCGCCCAACAGACGGCTCTCAGGATTCGCGACGACATCGGCATCCCCGTCGTGCCCATCCGTCAGGGCTTCATGTCGCTGTCGGAGCCGACTAAGGAGTTCGAGCGGTTGGTCGTGAGCGGCAAGCTCGCTCACGGCGGGAACTCCTGCCTCACGTGGCAAGCGGCCAACGTGCAACTCCGGCATGACCCTGCTGGCAACATTAAGCCAGACAAGGGTCGCCAAACCCACAAGATCGACGGCATCGCCGCATCTATCATATCGCTTGCCCGCGCGACCCTGTGGGACGGTGGGAGCGTTTACGAGTCAGAGGGGATCATGGTATTATGAAATTCGACTTACGCGATGTTCACATCTATGGCGGCATGACCCTGATCGCCATCGGCACGTTCGGGCTCACTGGCTGGGAGGGGGCGCTGATCGCTCTCGGCGTTGTCGGTCTCTACCTCGGCACCTACAGGATGGGGAGGTTGTAATGGGCATCTTCACCGTGCTCGAGGAGCGGCAGACGCCGGGACCGCTTGATGACTTTTGGTACGAGCCCATCAGCCAGTGGCGCGATCAGGCAGAGGTCAGCCCACACGAGGCGCTGAGTTCGACGCCCGTCTGGGCGGCGGTCAACCTCATCGCGGGCACCATCGGCTCTCTACCGCTTGTGCTCTATCGCGAGCTGGTGAATGGGGGGAAGGAACGTGCTGGCGATCTGCCGCTATACGATCTCCTGCGCTGGCAACCGAATAGCTTCCAGACGGCTGTCGAGTTCATGGAGATGGGGCAGGGCCATCTGTGCTTGAGGGGAAATGCGTTCTTCAGGCTGGAGACCAACCGCGCTGACGAACTCATCGCGATTGTGCCGCTCCATCCTGACAGGATGAAACTGAAATTGCTCAGTGATGGCGTGATTGAGTATCACTACAAGCGCGGCATCGGTGCCGCTCGCGCCTTCTCGTCGGAGGAGATCCTCCATGTGAAGGGGCTCTCGAGTGACGGCCTGATAGGCTACAGTCCCATCACGATGTCGGCTGGCAGCATCGCGCTGAGTAAAGCGGCGGAGCGCTACGGCTCGCGATTCTTCGAGAACTCAGCGACCCCGAGTGGGATCTTATCGCATCCCGGAAAGCTGAAGCCAGAAGCGCGGAGCAACATCAAGAAGTCATGGCAGTCCGCGCACGGTGCGGGCAAGCAACACTCGGTCGCGTTGCTCGAGGAGGGCCTGTCCTGGACGGCGCTATCGGTGACGCCCGAGGAGGCCCAGTTCCTCGAGACGCGCAAATTCCAAGCGGAGGAGATTTGCCGCCTCTTCAACGTCCCGCCTCATCTACTGATGCTGCTCGACCGCTCGACGTTCAGCAACGTGGTGGAGCAGAATAAGTCTTTCGCGGTGAACTGCATCAGGCCGTGGGCGATCAGATGGGAGCAGGCGATCCGCAAGAGTGTGCTCGAGCGATTCGGCGATAGCTCTCTGTTCACCGAGTTCGAGATGGACGCCCTGCTCAGACCAGACACGATGGCACGGGCACAGGCGAACGCCATCCTGCTCCAGAACGGCGCACTCACTATCGACGAGTGGCGGGCTCGCGAGAACATGAACCCGCTGGACTCACGCGCTGGCGAGGTCCACTGGATGCCGCTAAACATCGCTCCGGTATCGGTAGCCGAGGCGGGTCCAAGCGAAGAGGAAGCGGCTAGCCAGCTACGCAACGAACTCAGGAGCCAGCACGTCGAGGTCGACGACAGCTTCGGCCTGCGCGAACTTCGCAGTCTCGCGAACCGCCGCAAGATCGCGGAGGCGACGAGGCCGCTGATCGAGGAGGCCAGCCAGCGCCTGCTGAAGCGCGAGGTCAAGGCTGTCCAGCGCATGATGAAGAAGCAACTGGCGGGCCTGCCAGACGGTCGCGAGTTGCGTGGCACTGACGGACTGTTCACTGAGTTGGATGAGTTCTATCACGGCGACTTCATGGAGGTCATCGCGGAGGCGTTGCTCCCAGTGGTGCGGTCGTATGCCAGAGAGATCTACACGCAGGCGGCGTTGGAGGTAGGCTTCCCGCCCGAGTTCACGCCTGACTTGGAAGAGTTCATCAAGGGCTACGTGTCGGTCGCTTCGGTGCAACACGCCAAGACATCGCGGCAGGAGTTGCAGTCGCTCATCAGCAATCTCGACTTCACGGAGTTGCTCAACGCCTTGGAGTTGAAGCTCGCGGAGTGGCTGGAGAAGCGAGCGGCGAGGATGGCGAAGCGCCAGACGACTGAGGGCAACGGTGCCTTCAGTAAGTTCGCATATATCGCGGGCGGCGTTGCCAGCCTGCGCTGGGTGACAGCCGGGAGCGCGACGTGTCCGTTCTGCAAGAAGCTGAACGGCAGAAGTGTGCTGGGTTCTGAGACTTTCCTGCAAGCTGGGACTGCGTTGGAGAGTGACGAGGGCAAGCTCAGGGTCTCGCGCAACGTGAGCCACCCACCCGCCCATCCCGGTTGCGATTGCTTTATATCACCCGGCCTATAGCAGAGGAAGACGAACATGAATATCGAACGACGAGACTATGACCTCGAGGGCCTTG